CTAATACAACTAAAATAACTGTCTTTGTCCCTTCATCTAGTCCAGTAAAGCCTTTAAGCAATGATGCAACATATTGAGCTGCTTTAGCTATAGTTGGTGCTAACATTACTCCAATACTTGATGCTGCTTCTTTAGCACTTTCACTAGCAACTCTCATACTATTAGCTGCACCATCAGATGTATTTGCAAAATCTCCTTGAGCATTTTTAGTCATTGCCATTACATAATTGTATCTAAGTTGAACCTTTTCTCCTTGTGTCATGTTTTCATATTTTTTAGTTATGCCTTGGCTTAGTGCGTACTCTTTTAATGTGCTATCTTGCATAATAACACCCAATGATTTTAAAGACTCTCCTTCACCTGTATAAATACCCTTTAATGCATCTTGTGCCTGATCTAGTCCTATATTTTTGAAAGATGATAAATCTCCAGCCAATCCTACCAAACTTGTTGACATATTTGCTGCTTCATCAGTAGATTGTCCCATTGCAGTACCCATATCACCAAATAATGATGCCATATCAAGAGCAGAACCGGAAGCAATACCAAACTTATCAAGTGTAGTTTTGCTCCAATCCTCAACACCTTTAGCATTATCTTTAAATGCAACTTCAACTTTATTAGTACTTTCTATAAAGTCACTTCCTAAATTAAAAGCAGCTGTGCCTAATGCACCAATAGCAATTGTAGCCGGAGTCATTTTCCCTGCTACATTTCCAGCAGTATCTCCTATTTTTCTAGATGTTTCGGAGATTTTACCCAAAGTAGTATTGCATGTAGAAGCTTGCTTTTCTAATCTTTTGAGTTCTTCTTCTGTTTTAATTACTTCTCTTTGTAAAGATCTATACTGTTCTTCTCCAATTTTACCATTGCTAAATTGTTGCTCTACTTGTTTTTCAGCATCTTTAAGTGTTTCTAATTTGCCTTTAGTATTTGTAATACTTTCTGCTAACAAGGCTTGCTTTTGAGCTAATAAAGTAGTATTACTTGGATCAAACTTAAGTTGACTATTAACTTGTCTTAATTCACTCTGCAAATCTCTACTTGTTTTATTTACATCTTTAAGTGAATTTTGCAAAGGAGCTGTATTGCCTCCAATATCTATAGTTATTCCTTTTATATTATTAGCCATTAATTACCTCCTTCCTAGAAATAAAAAAATAATTAACTTACTAATTTTAAGTAAGTTAATTATTTTTCATTTTTTTTCTTAATGACTCCCTATCAGGATTAGTTTGTTCTATTCTCCAACAATTTTCTAAGTATTCTCTACCTTCATTAGTCTGCATTCTTTGATATATAACTGCATCTCTCAATAATAACCAAAAATCAAATACCTCTAGTTCATCTATCTCTTTAAATGTATATCTTGTATATTCAGATACTACTTTTTCTTCAATTGTATTTACACTATAATGTGTTTCCTCCTCATCATCTTGCGGATAATAAGGAATTTTTAGTTTGGGGAATTTTTACTCTTATTAAGCCATTCAAAATATGTTGTTAAAAGCTCATTCATTTGATCTAAATCTAATTCATCAATGAATTCATCTGGTACTTTAACTTTTGCTTTATTTTTATTTAAAATCATTTTTATAGCTTCTGTTAAATCATTAATAGCATCTTCTTCTCGTGATTTAGAAAGTGATGTTATTTTTTTTAATACTTTTAGTTTTGGTGGCTCTACTTCTACATTTATATATTTAATTGCATCATCTTCATCATTTGTTGCCTGTAATTTTACCCCAAAATATCTTTTGTTTACTGTACTTATATCAAACATCTATTTTCCTCCTAAACTATTGGAATTTCTTCTTCATATATAATTTTAGTACCTTCATCATCCATAGGTGCTGCTTTAAATTCTGCATCAACTACAGTTTCTTTATCTTTTAAGAACTTAAATGAGAAACCTGCTTGATTATTACCGACAATAGTAACCCTAATATCACCATCTGTTGCATCTTTATGCACAAATCTAATTATATATTGCTTTCCGTCTTGATTACTCAATCCACCTATTTTAACAGTTCTTTTTCCTGCTGCTTCTGTTACTCTTGCAGTTGCACATAACTTAGCAAGTGTTTTACCACACCATGTAAGTACACCACTTTTCATTGTTACTTCTTCTTCTGTAAGAATAGTCTTTTGTGCAAGGCCCAAATCATCAGTAACCTCGTAAAACTTTGGCTTATACTCTAATGTAGCTCCACCTTGAATTAATCCAAGCAAATTAGTTTCTGCTTCAAGTGTAGCATCATCTGGAATTGTTCCAGAAAACACACTTGTATACAATTTCCCACTACCTAAAACAATTTTTTCACCTGCTATTGACATTATTGTGTACCTCCTATTTTTTCATAAATATTAAAATCGTACACAGTTTGAAAGAATTTTTCACTATCAATCCATGTACGACTTCTTTTAAATTTTATTGACTTTTCATTTAATAAATTTTCTATGATATTTTCTTTTTCTTTATTGATACGCTCAGAATACATTTCAATGCTTATGTTTCTATCTACTAAGCAATTATTATTATCAGCTCCACTCATATTTACATCATCAGTAAATACTACGTATGGAAGTGCTGGAGGCTTAAAAAAACAATTCTCTGCCACTTTCATACCTGTAATTTCTAACCATGTTTTAATTTCCAGCATTGTTTATTGCCTCCTTTGCTAATTCCTCCATACGCTTTTGTGCCAATTCTTCACCATATTTTATATGTTTATATGATTTTGTTCTGCCACCATCTCTAAGCGCATGACCATTTTCTAATAAATGAGTTAATCTGTATTGTCCGTTCACTACATGCCATGTTTTTCTCTTATTATATCTATCTTCAAAAATTGTTTTAATCCTAAAAGCCTTTACATACTTACCTGTAGGTTGCTTAAAAATTACATATTTTTTTATTTCCTCATTAACTTCATTACCTACTATATCTACTGCTTTTTTTATATTATCTGTAATATCCTGCGTATAATTTTCTAACCCTTTAACAATTTCATTTGATAATTCATCTATATCTATATTGGCCCAAAGTCCCATTATATCACCTCAAACATTTCTAATTGTCTTAAAGTTAAATCTATACTTGGTGGATTGCTATCCTTAATATTTTGTGCAAGTTCAATATCATATTTCCCTAAATTGGGTATCTCTAAAATATCATGCATATCTATTCCTGGTAATTTAGGTATTCTTATAACTGCATTAGCTTGTACTTGAACTGCTTTTGCAGCAAAGTGTCTATTATAACCTAAAACTCTATTATCAAACCCCAAATTAGGATATTTAATATTTTTATTTCCCTCTTCATCTTCTGAATATATCTTACATACTCCATCTTTATAGCTTTGAAATTCAATATCCGTTTTAATTTTCATGGGATCACCACCTCTTCAACATAAGCATTTACTTGTGAATCAATATGCAAACTCATGAGCTCACTTGCAAAATTCTTCTCAAACATTTCTAAAGCTTGGCTATTAGCATACCTGCAATAATCAAGTAATAATGATTTTGGTAACTCTTCTACAGTGAAATCAAGAGACACGCCCGCAATAACTTGCAAACGTGCCTTTCCTCGATTTATAAAACCAGTTAGATTTTTATCTGTAGTTTCATCTACCCAAGTTATATGCAAATAATTTCTTACATCCTCTAGTAATGAATCTACCATTTATATCACCTCAATTAAGCTTGTTCTTTTGTTTTAACTACATTCGTAACAGATACTTTACAAGTTGCTGGTTGAATTCCACTTATATCTGCAAGTATGAAAGCATTATCGTCAAGAGCTCTTCCATTTCCATAAAGTTTTGTTAAGTATACTCTTTCATCATCTAAGAATCTGAATTCATCACTAAATTCTATTTTCCCACCGTTAGTTCCTGCACCAATACCCATAAAGTATTTATCAGCTAGTCCAAATATAGCTTCTCCTGGATCAACTGCAGCTGATTGTATAACTGTTGTTGGAAACGGAAAAACATCATGTGAATATGTTCCATCCATGCATCTGCAAGTTGTTGCTGGAAATACTTTTGTAAAATAATCTGTTGGATTAACGACTAAAAGAACATTGCTAACTTGTCTTGTTTTATCATTTGGGGCCTTAGCAAGCTTACCTAAAATTTCTCCATAAGTAATTGGTTCAAAATCAGAAACAGCTATAGCAGTTTTCTTTGGATATACTCCTCCAGTTACAGTCACACCATCTGCTACACTTCTGTTCATTCCTATTGGTTCATCTTTTCCAGTACCATTTATAATCGCAGTTTCAGTTGCTAATGCTATGGCTTCTGATAAAACTCCCCTAACATATGCATCTATCCAAGCAGGACCTACAACGATCATATCTTTTGAAATAGGCATAAATGCTGAAAGTTTACACATTGTTAAATCAATTTTGCCTATTGCCCCCTCAAGTTCTTCAGTAATTTTTGAATTTAATGGCCCCCATGTTGCAAGTTGAGTTCCTTGTTTATTAACAATTATTTTTGTTAATAAAGTAGTGTTAGTGAAATTAATAGCTGCAAGTAATGGATGTGCTGCTTTAATATCTGCTATTACATTATCTATAATTGTTTGTGGAAAAGCAGTTTCAATTGCTGTGAATGCTTGTTGTGGATTTGCTGAACTTATAGCTCCGATAATTCCTTGATAAAATTTATCTTCATTTACTGTAAGTTGATGAACTCCCCTCTTAGCAAGAATTGTATTATCTGTTGTTTGTTGATACGCCTTGAATTCTTCCATTACGTTCTGTTGAATAGCCTCTGCAAATGGTGTAAATGCTTGTGCTATTGCGTTTTCGTCTGTACTTTTGAAAGCTACCACCAAGTTATCTTTTAATTCTTGTAATATTAAGTCTTTTGATTTCATATTATTTTACCTCCAAATTTTTATTTTTGAATGCTGACATTAATTTTTCAGCATTGGTTTTTTGAGTTATTAAGTTTTCAGGTACTTCTATTCCTTTTTTAAACTGTTCTACTTCATGTTTCATTGCTAAATTAAATCTTTGCTTAGCCTCTGTAATTGTCTTATCTTCTTTCCCTGTTATTTCATCAGCTAATCCATATTGCAAACACTGTTCTGCATTGAGCCATGTTTGACCATCTAGCAATGCTTTAAGTGTATCTTCTGTTAATTTATCACCAGCTTTTGCAAGATAACTTGAACAACTAGCACTATCAATAACTTCAACATCATTAGCTGCTCTCCTAAGTTCTTCAGCATTTCCATAAGCACCCATTGAAGCATGATGCACCATCATTAATGTATTTGTTCCCATTACAACTTTATCTCCTGCCATAGCTATTACACTTGCTACAGAACATGCAAATCCATCAACATAAACTGTCTTTTGAGCTGTATGTCTTTTAAGTTGGTTGTAAATTCCTAATCCTTCTTTAACGCTTCCACCATAACTATTAATATAAATATTAATTGCCTTAACATCCTTAGCAACTTCAAGTTGACTTTGTATATATTTTGCAGATGTTTGACTTTCAATAACTTCATCAGTCCACCAATTAACACTATCCCCCTGAACATCATCATAAATATATAAATCGAGTGAATTAGTTTCAGCCATTTGTTTTATTAAAAAATTAGTTTTCATATATTCTCACCTCCCTTCAAGTCTTTACCTAATGTTTCTATCTTCTCGTAATTTTTTGTAATGTAATGCTGATTAGCCCACTCTTCATCAATTTCAGTATCTCCACATTTTACTCTTAGATTGTTTATACTATATCCACCACTGGCTATTAGCTTATCAAATGCTTCTGATATACTAAATAAATCAATATGCTTAATGCACGTAGTATCAATTTTTAAACATGATCCACTTATATATGCAGCCTTACCATATCTTTTTCTATTAGCTTCTTCACTCAACATATCGCAAATTGGATCAATACAAAAAGTTAAAAAATTATTTGTGATGTTGCTTATATCTGCAATATCCCCTCTTAGTAAAGCTAGTGGAATTTTAAAA